TCGAAGGTCCAGTAGAAGTCCGGCGACTCGGCCAGCGAGTGATGCACGCCGCAACCGGAGCAGACGCCGTTGCGGTAGGAGATCAACGCCTGCATGCGGCGCCGCTGGAGGTCGTCCCACTCCGGCTCACGGGTGACGATCGTGTAGCCGGTCAGATTGCCGTCAGCGTCGTAGTGCTCGTGCCGCTCGGTCGGTTCCCAGCCCAGGATCCGCTTCTCGCTCTGGCCGAGCTCGAGGGCTAGTTCGAGGAGTTCCCGCTCTTGAGGAGCGCCGACAAGCCGCTCCGCCATTTTGGGATGTCTTCGCCCACCTCGTAGAGACCGACGACCATGTTCGCGATCGCCTTCTTGTCCGGGCGCAACAGGTTCAGCGCGTCGAAATCACCCGGCGCAAGCGGCTCACCCTCCCAGGCCACCACGAACGCCGCCAGCTCACCGATCAGGGCCTCGCTGTTGCAGTAGCCGCCAGCGATCATCATGTCGTCGCGGTGGCCGGGCTCGTCCTCTTCGCGGGCAGGGTGCGCGATCCGCCACTGCTCCCACTCGCCATCGGACCAGGTGGCCCGCACAGTCAGGTCGCCCTCGTACTCGGCGATCTCGGCGGCGATCTCGGCCAGCCGGTCACGGATCTCGATCGCGCGCGCCGGCAGCGTCTTCGCACCGAGCTTCTTCGGCGGCTGGTTCTCACCATCAGAGTCCTGCGGCTGCATCAGCAGCGCGTCATGCTCCTCCGTGAGCCGCTTCGCCTCGGCCACGTACTTCTGGCCCTCGCCCACCACTGCGCGGTAGGGGCGCTCCGGGCGGACGGTGGACTTCTCCGACCGCAGCTGCGCCAGTGACTTACCCATGCCTACTCCTTGCCGAGTGCCGAGGTGGAAGGCCCCCGCCCGGACCTCGGCAAGCCGGGCGGGGGCCGTCAGGGGACGGGTCAGGCGGCAGCGAGCGCGTGGTCCTCCGCGATCGGGGCGCCGCCCTTCACGATCAGGGCCTGTGTCGTCGAGACCTCGTCGAACTCGCCCGTGCCGGTCGCGCCCTTGCGGCGCTTGCCGCACTCCATCAGGTAGATGTCCGCGATGTCGCCGGCCTCCACCTCGGACGCCTCGCCGTCGTAGCCCTCCAGCACAACCGCGGTCACCGTGTCGCCAGGCACCAGGGCCTCGTACACCGCATTGGCCGGGTAGCCCGTAGTGCCGAGCTTCTGCGGCACATACGAGTACTGCACGTCGACCGCGGCGTAGTTCGTGCGACCGAACTCCGTCTCGGTGTAGGCGCTGCCCAGCTTCGACGGCGCCGCACCCGTGTTCTGGGTCGGGGTCACGTTGAAGTCGCCGTAGATGTACAGCGACGCGAACAGGGCCGCGTTCACCTCGGCCAGCGTCGGGATGCCGGTCGCTGCCGCCGGCGGGGTGGTCAGGAAGACGACCAGCTTGTTGCTGTCGCTCTTCACGGTCTCAGGCATCACACCAGGCATGTCACTTCTCCTTGTCGGTCTTGGCGGCCGACTCGGCGGCCTTCTCCTCTGCGGAACCGCCCGCAGTGGTCTTCGATCGGCTCTTCTTGGCCGCAGCCCGCTTCTCCTGCTGCTCCAGCAGGGCGCGCGCCATCAGGGGGTTGGTCATAGTGGTGCTCCTTCACATTCCGTAGGTCCACTGGGAACTGCCCGAGACCATCCCGGAATCGGGGGCGATTGCCCGGGAGAGCTCGAACTTGACAGGCGTGCTTGTGACCCCGGCGATGACGAGGCGCTGACCCTCAAGCCCGTTGATCACGGCCAGCTTCGCCAGCCGGGCATTGTTGGCGGTCCGGGCGACGTACTGCGCGATGACGCGCCACCCGCTGCGGGTGTCGGTGCTCACGAGCCGGTTCGAGTCGACGGGCCGGCGCTCGATCTGGATGGCGACGAACGTCTCAGGCAGGGTGCCGGGGTTGGTGTCCTCGCCGGGAACGTCGCCGAGCGAGTACACGTTGTCGCCGATCTCTGGGTGAAGCACGGTGAGCGCGGCCTTGATCGCGGCGATGACGACGGCGGCATGCTCACGCTCGTCGATCGCAGGGGCGGTGCTCATCGGCCGATCCGGTTCCGGGCGGCGAACAGGTCGCCGACCATGGCGCTCACATCGGCGCGGAACTTCGGGGACACGATGTCGGCCGACTTCTGAGAGTCGGTGTTGACGCCGTGACGCCAGCCAGCGCCAACCGGCAGACCGCCAGCGTGCGGACCCCACTCACCGGAGTAGACGCTGGTAGCAGCACCACGGAAACCGCCGGTCATCTCGGACGTGATGCGCTTGAAGTACGCCGAGCCATGCGGGCCCGAAGCCTCGCGTGCGATCGACTTCTCAGTACGCTCACCGAGACTGACATTCTTCGCGACGACACCACGGGCCTGCCTCCCGACGCCGATGGCGATCTCCGTCTGGTCGACGGCAAGCCAGGTGATGTCACGGTGGTCAACACGCACTCTCATGCCTGCCCCCACTCGCTCGGCCGGTCCACCTGCTCGACCGGGATGCGGCGTGCCGTCGCCTGGTCCTGCCAGGTCGCCTCGATCAGCCGCCACACGGTGCCGGCGTTCTCGCCCGCGGTGATCTCGAGGTAGTCGTCGTTGCGCAGTTCGGTCAGCGACACCGGGAAGTGCGCGACGCGGGCGGCGCGGTTGATCTCGCTGACGTTCGGGGTCTCGGTCTTGTAGGGCGCCGAGTTCGCCGCAGTACCAGCCAGCCGCAAGGGAGTGGGGTCGGCGACGATCTCCCACTCCGGCGACTCGTAGCCGCTCTCGGTCTTCACCATCTGGCCCGTCTTGCGGCGCAGTACGCCGGTCGAGCTGCCGTTCTCGGCACCCATGCGGGCTTCGGCGGCGGCGCGGCCGCGGGCGAGGGCGTCGAGGAGTGCCATCAGCAGTACCGCAGTGACCCGGCGGTCGGGATGACCGGTGTGAGACGCCGGATCTCGGCCGCGGTGAAGTAGACGTCGGCGGTCGCGTTCGCCCGCTTCCGGGTCTCGCTCCAGTCGTCGATCGACTCGGACTCCTCGACGATCCCCTCAGGATTGTCGAGCACCCGCATCGTCGCATCGGCGACAACATCGGCGACGTCCTCGACGGTCAGCCAGCCGGCGGTCAGGCTCGTCTCGATCGACGGGACCTCGCGCCGCAGCGCACGCCACACCTGGTCGAGGCGGGTCTGCGGGACGGGGGAGTCCTGCGGGAGGACGTACCCACGGTCGACGAGGTCGTCCGTGGTGGCGGGGTTGCTCATGGCCATGGGTACGTCCTCCCTTCGGGTCAGGCCTCGGCCTGGGCGGCGTCGTCGGCCTCGAGCGCAGCGACGAGCGTCTCCACGCCTCCGCGCTTCGAGATCTTGGCGTCGCTGTCGCGGCCCTCGTTGCGCTTGTCGATCTCCGCCTTCAGGGCATCGACGTCGAGGGCGTTGTAGTCGACCTTCTCGGTCGGCTCGCCCTTGCCCCCGTTGTCGTCGGCGGTGCCACCGGTGGCCGCGGCGAGCTGCGCACGCAGGTCGTCGTTCTCCGCCTTCAGGGTGGCGACCTCATCGGTGAGGCTGGTGATCTGCTGGTCGCGCTCGCCGAGCGCGCGGTCGACCTTCTCGCGGAACGCGGCCAGATCGCCTGCGTCGGCTCCATCGATGGTCTCGTGGTCCCCGTCCGTCCAATGCTGGGCCGGGATCTTGTCCTTCAGGTCCGCGGTGGCGGCCGTGCCGGCGGGGTACACGACCCCGCCGGCAATGACCGACTGCTACCGTACGGCGCCCATCAAACCGTGTCCTCCAGACCTGACATGATGACGATGTCCTCGTTGTCCTGGATCACCGGCAGACCGATCGAAGCGCCCTTCACGGCCCGCTGCACCGGGTTGTCGGCGCCGAGGGTCTGGATGGTCATGCCCGGCGCCTCCTGGGCGGTGAGCACCCGGTTCTGGACCTGCTGCACCGACTCCTGCGTCACACCCAGCTCGGTGCGCCCCACGGTGTCGCCCTGCGGGAGGAAGGTGCCGAAGCCCTCCGGGTAGACCCGGACCTTCGAGCCGTCCTCCTGCTTGAGAGCACGGTCGTAGGTGTAGAACTCCGGCAGCCCGCGGTCAGCCGCGTAGGCGTTGAGCGAGGTCTGGCCGACCGGCTGCTGCGGGAACATGGCCTGCAGCGACGCCAGGGCCTTGCGGTACACCTTGCTCGTGGTCAGGAAGGTCCCGGCCGGTGCGCCGGACGTGTCGACGAAGACCTCGTGGGCCGCCTCGAAGGCGGTCCAGAAGTTCTCACCGTTGGCGACGGCGATCTTGCTGTCCGAGGGGATCTCGAAGTCGACCGCGTGGACGGAGCCGTCCTCGGCCGTCAGGGAGACGATGCCGGTCGACAGGGCCTGGCCCCGCATCAGCTCGTAGGTGTTGTCGGTGGCCAGGGCCACGAGGCCGGCGGCCGCGTTGACCCACGGCGACCAGTCGACCTGCAGCCCGGCGAGCTGCTGGGCAAGGATGAACTCCATGTTCAGGTCGGTCTCGCTCAGGTTCACGATCGGGGTGACCGCGGGAAGCTCCCCGCGGACGTCGACCACACCCGGGCGCTTGATCGGCGTGGCCGGCGCGTCGAAGGCGCGGATCGGCACGGTCTGGTCGACGCGCTGGCGGCGACCGAGGCGGTAGGTGATGGCCTGCACCGGCGTGTTCGGCAGGAAGCGGGCCAGGGAGTTGCGGTCGTCCCGCATCGCCCGCGCCGCGAGGATCACGGGGCGCAGGTCGGGGACGAGGTCCATCAGCTGCATGTCAGTTTCTCCTCAGGGCTCAGGCCGGCACGGTGCCGTTGATGAAGCGGATCTGCGGGAACGACGCCTCCTCGGCCGCCGTGAGGGCGGTCGGCAGGTAGCGGCGGTCGACGGTGCCCGCGTGGACGACAGAGATCAGGTGGCTCTCGCCGGCCTTGATCACGAAGTCGTTCAGCACGAGCCCCTCGCCGGCGACGATCGAGCCGGACTTGACCAGCCCGCTGGCGTCGTCGGCCACGTCGGCCGGGGTCACGGTCACCCCGTGCGTCTCGGCCTTGAGCAGGTCGCGGAGCCACCGGCGGTCACCGGTGTCGTAGGTGGTGCGCTTGGGCGCGAAGTTGGACACAGGAATCTCCTTCGGTCGGTGTCCTAGTGGGTGGTTCCGGTGGTCGTGGCCTCGCGCCTACGGCGTACCGGGAGTCAGTTGGAGGCGGGGATCCGCACGCCGGTCGCGCGCTGCATGTCCGCCAGCACGGCCTTGACCTTCTCGGCGTCCGTCACCGCCGGCGGTGCACCGCCGCCGATGCCCAGCGGAGCGATCCGCGGGCCCTTGGCCAGGTGCGGCTTCTTCTTCAGCAGCTCGTCGAGCTCGGCCTTGATCTTGGCGGCATCAGCCTGGCCCTGATCGTCGACGACCTTGGTCAGGTCGATGTGCGCGATCGCGTCAGTCTCGTCCTGGAGCAGCGGCTTCGCGGCATCCAGCACAGCGGTGCGGACCTTGCCGGCGGCCTCCTCGACCGCACGCTGCTCCTCGCGCTCCTGGAACGGCTTGATCGCCGCGGTGACGGCCTGGTTCACGGCCTGCTGCACGATCCCGGCGATGTCCGGCTGGTCGTCGGCCTTCGGCGCGGGGGCCGGGGGAGCGGGCGGCGCCGGAGGGTTCTTCGGGGGCGTCGGACGCGCCTGAGCCGCGGCGAGCTTCCGCTCCGCCTCCTGCCGAGCCTCACGCTCGCGCACGATCGCGGCCTTCCCGGGGTCTCCGAGCGCCTCCCACTCCTCCTCGGAGACGCCCTCGGGACGCTCCGGCGGGTCATTCTCAGGACCAGAGCCCATGATCGGCCACACAATGCGGCCCGACGGCAGTACGCCGACAGCCTCGAGCGGCCTACCGGTCAACGGGTGCCGCATGGTCGGGTGCAGGATCGGGCCAGTGCTGGACAGGGACATCGCGTCCTCCTGTATCGGGATGGCGCGCTTGATGCGCGGCGCCGGGCGCCCTCCGCTCGTCGCGAGCGGGAAGATCAGGCCGAGAGGATGTAGCCCTGCTGCTGCAGGATCTGACGCGCGATGGCGCGGTCACCGCCCTGGTCCTCGTCGACGATGCGGTAGATCGACTCGGGTCGAAGTCGGACCCGGGCGGACGGGTTCTGCGCGCGCCACAGGGACCGCTTCGTGGCGCCGTACTTCGTGGTCTTCACGCGCCGGCCGAGCTCATCGGCGGTCGCGACACCCGAGGCGGAGTTAATGACCTGGTTGATGTCAGCGCCATCATCGATCGCACGCCGCTCACCCTCAGTCAGGTCACGGATGTAGCCCTTGGCATAGGCGTCCTCGGGCGAAACGACGAGGCCTGCCTTGTGGGCTGCCTCCCACGACTCGAAGGGTGCATGGATGCAGTCGCAGCCAGGGTGCCGCTCGAAGCCGTCGAGGTCGCGGTAGAGCTTGCCGGCGAGCACGGCGCACCGCTTGCAGGAGGGAGGCACCAGCACCCGGACGTACCTGGTCTCCTCGGTCGATCCGGCGACCATCTCTGCCTGGGCTGCCGACCGGGCCGCGTCTTGGACCTCGGAGGCGATCAGCTGTTCGATCTCTCGCATGAACTTCGCCGCGTCGCTACGGCCCCACCACGGTGATGGGATCGGCTCAGCGGGGGCAGGAACGCGCCGGTCGATGGTCGCAATGAGCGGCTCGGAGATCGGGTAGCCAGCAGAGGAGACGCCGGCGAAGACCCGCGGGTCGATGACTGGCGTGCCGTGGCCGACCCACTGTGCCATCGTCACGACCGCTGCAGCGGTGGCGGCGAGCTGGTAGGCGGCGAACACTGACAGCACGTTCGCCCACGGCTTCCGGGCGCTCACGAGCCCAGCAACGGCAGCGGCCGCCGCAGCCGCGCGTGCGGTCTGCTCGGCGTGGTAGCTACGCGCCTGCTGAGCCTGTGGTGCCGCCACTAGGCAGGCCCTTCAGCATCGCCCTGGTCGTGGGATCGAGCAGGCTGAACGAGTCACCGCCAGCGCCCATGAGTTCGGCCTCACGCTGGTTGTACTCGTCGACCGCCTTGGTGATGGTCTCCTTGTCCCAGCCGAGGACCTGCTCGGCGACCGTGGCGACACCGAGACCGGATGCGGTGAGCTTGGTGAACATGTCCACCATCTGCGACTCGATCCGCGTCTCCGGGTCCTCCCAGCGGGGACGTACCCGGGTCCGGGTAGACGGGGACTCGATCGCAAGAATCCACTGCCCGAGACGACGCCAGGACTGGTTCAGGGAACCGGCCTCACCCATCCGGCGCACGCGGCGCACCATCGGCGCCTCGTCGGTCTTGAGGAGCTCGGCCGACATGTGGGACTTGAGGTCCAGGGAGAAGTACGTCGACGCGAGCGCGGTCTTCGCACGGACCTTCGCCGAGGCGTGCTCCGCCCATGTCACGAACGAGGCGAGCCCGGCAGGCTCCAGCTGACCGAACTTGGTGCCCTGCCCACCGAACCAGACGTGGTCGGCACGCGGGTTGAACCCGATCATCGGCTTCCCGTCCGGACCCAAGAGCGGCTTCGTGGGGTCCTTCGGGTCGCGCGGAACCTCGAGCCCCTCGACGTAGCGGATCGGGACAGCGCCGAAGTGGCCTGCGAAGACGAGAAGGCCTTCAACCAGGTCGACGATGTCGACGAGCGAGGCAATGGGCTC